GATACTATTGCTAGTCGATTAGACAAAAATTACAAGACTTTACAAAATACAGACCAAGTAGTTAATAAGACTGAAAAGCATTTTCAAAATATTGGGAAAACTGCTGCATCTATTAGTAAAAATATTGCATCAACTACTTTTAATCTTTTAAAGTGGGGTAGTGTTAGTACCGCTTTTGGTCTATTAGGGGCTGCTGGTGGTCTATTTGGAATTGGATCATTAGCTGGTGGCGCAAATGATATTAGAAGGCAATCTCAAGGTTTAGGTGTATCCGCAGGTGAATTAAAATCTGCTCAAATCAATTTTCAAAGAGTTGCAGATGTTAATTCAGTTTTGGGTAATTTGGCAACAGCGCAGACTGATATTCAAAAACAATGGGCTTTTCAAGCTGCTGGAGTTAACGCAAATCAAAATGTAGCCCAATTATTGCCTCAATTGCTTAGAAAGGCTGGAGAAGTCTATAAAGCTGGTTCAACAGCTACAGCGCAACAAAGATTAGATGTAAGCGGTTTATCTGCCTTGGGTATTGATGTTGAAACTGCTCGAAGAATGGCATCTTTAAGAAAAGATGAAATTGACAATATTGAGAAAAAATACAATGCTGATACTAAATCTTTAGCTTTAACTGATGCTTTATTACTAAGATGGCAAGATTTAGATGTTCAGCTTACTAGATCAAAAACAAAAATTGAAAATGTATTTCTTACTGGTCTTGAAAGTCTAGTTAAACCTTTAGATGAGCTATCTGATTCATTTTCTGATGCTGTAAAAGCATTTTTGGAAAGCCCAAAACTTAAAGAATGGATTGGGGATGTTGGCAAAAAACTAGAAGAATTTGCTGGTTATCTAAAAAAAGATGAATTTAAGCAAGATGTCCAAGATTGGTTATCTATGCTTAATGACCTTAAAGATGAATTTTCTGGTCTTTTAGTATTATTAAAACCCTTTGCTTTGCTTGCTCCTACAAATATACAAAGAGGATATGAAGCTGCTGCAAAAGGGGATATGTTTGAAGCATCTAGAAGATTGCCAGCAGGTGATTTTGCTAATCTTTTGCTTGCACAATCAAATCCACAATTAAAAGGTGTTAATCCTCAACTAGCAGCGACATTGATTTCTGCTGGTTTAGGCGGTGAAATAAATAGTGGTTTTAGAACTGAAAAAGAAGAAGCTGCTTTAAGACATCATATTGACCCTAAAACTGGTAAATGGGTTACTAAAGATGGTTTGCCTGTTACTCAGCCAGGAGAAACTAGCCATCATACTCTTGGTACTGCGGTTGATATTAATAATGCAAGAAAATATTCAGATGAATATTTGGCTCAATATGGTTTGTATAGACCTTTAGGCTCTAAAGACCCTGGTCATATTGAATTAAAAAATATGTTGGAAAATCAATCTTCCAACAATAAAGGTTCAGGAGTGCCACAATCTTCAAGTGCTCCTGCTGGTAATTATGCTGGAAATTTAGGATCACTTAATTGGAATCCAACCCCAATTTCTTTAAGCGTTAATACTACTAAAATACCAGGTCAAGACACCAATGTTGATATATTAAAAGCTGGTGGATATTACACAAGTATAGGACTTAGATAATGGCAACAAGTGTCGGTCAATCAATTTATCAAGTAGCTTATGAAATATCGCCAATTATTTTGTCCAATGGAATTGCTACATCTGTTCCAGGTAATTTATTGCCAATCATAGCTATTACTGAAGCAGCCAATTTTGGATTTTCTTTATTAAATGGTCAAAATCCTTTAAACCTAAATAACTTTTTTGGGCATTTTAGACCTTTGCCTGGTGCTACCTTAGTAGACAATGAAATTGCAATGTATCCTTTTGCGAATCAATCTTATGCTGCTAATGCTGTTATTGCCAAGCCATTAAAGATTTCTATGTTGATGAACTGCCCTGCCAATGTGAATGGTGGTTATGTATCAAAAATGATTACCTTTACTGCGCTACAAGCTGCGCTTCAATCGCATATTCAACAAGGTGGAACTTTTATTGTAGCTACACCTTCTTATGTTTATTTGAATTGTATCCTTACTAATTTGACTGATGTATCAAGACCTGATAGCCAACAACCTCAAAATGCTTGGCAATTTGATTTTGTACAACCTTTGGTATCTCAAGCCCCTCAAAATACTCTAGGTGCATTGATGAATTCTTTTCAATCTGGTACACCATTAGCGAGTTAATATGTCAAATAATCTATGGTCTGGTGTCAATAGTGTTATTGGAAATAATAATTCCATTACAACCCCTTTATATGGTGGTTCTTTAAATACTCAGGGTGCAGCATCTACTTATTCTATAAGTCAAAATATTGCCCCAGTTGCAACCAATGTCATTCAATTTACCCCTGCAAATAATTCTAATTTTCAATTTCAAGCTACTTTTGATGGTGCTTCTTACAATGTAATTGTGACTTGGAATATTTATGGGGAAAGATATTATGTCAATATTTATGATTTGAATAATATTTTAATTGTTGCATTGCCTTTAATTGGTTCTCCATTAAATTACAATATTTCATTAACTGCTGGTTACTTTACAACCCAATTAGTTTATAGAGTTGCAAACAATCAATTTGAGATTATCTAATGAGAAGGTATGAAATTAAGATTACCGATCAAGATGGGAATCCAAAGGTAATCAATGGGTCAGATGGAAAACCCATTTTTAATGGTACTTTTACCAGCTATGGCACTAATGGAAGTGTTTTTGGCGCATTTACAGGCACACAAAGCACCATTACAGGGGCTTTAAATGTTGAATGGGATTTGCCAGTTTCCACTTTTAATTCTCCTTTAGGGGGAGCATCTTTAAGAGTTTATGGTGTAGGGCTTCCTTTGTTGGCTCAAGCAGCCAATTTTAATCCTAGTGTTGATGGCACTAAATATTGCAATATTGTTATTTCTGGTGGAATGGCAAAGGGACTTCCTTTAGCTAATCCAGAGCAATATGGGGTTTTGATGACTTCTCGAATTCAACAAGCCTTTGGTAATTGGCAGGGAACTTCGCAAACTTTAGACTTTATTATGGTTTTGCCTACTGGCAGCAAAGAAACTCCATTGAACTTTAGTTTTAGTTGTGACAATAATGCTCCTTTAGCACCTGCAATTGAAAATACTTTAAAAAATGTATTTTCAAATGCCTCTGCTGTTAATATCAACATTAGTTCAAAATTAGTTTCTCCAGAACCCATTAAACAACAAAACTTTACTTTAGAAACATTTTCTAAATTTTTAAATGAAAGAAGTAGAAGTATTATTGGTGGAACTACTTATCCAGGTATTCAAGTGTCTTTTGTTGACAATATTATTAATGTCTATGATTACACCACTCCACCAACTTCTAAGCCTATACAAATTCAATTTACTGATTTAATTGGACAGCCCACTTGGATTGCGCCTTATACATTGACTTTTAAAACTGTCATGCGATATGACCTTAAAGTAGGGGGTCAAATCTTAATGCCACAACAATCGGCAACCAAAGGTCTTATTTTAACTTTACCTCAGACTCAGTCTCAATTTAAAACTACCTCAAATTTCAAGGGTACTTTTAATATTCAAAGTGTTAGACATATTGGAATATTTAGGCAGGGTGATGCAAATAGCTGGGTTACAGTAATACAAGCGTATGTACCACCAAATTCTACTACTTCAACCTTTGGAACTTTCCACGCATAATGTCCTCTATAGATCAAAAAATATCATTTGCCCAATCTATTAATCTTTTTGCAGATAGAAAGATTAATGATGCTTTGCAAGGATATAGTCAATCTTTTCCTTGTTATGTAACATCGGTCAATGGTTCTATTGTTACTGTCAAATTTGATGTCAATGTTCCAGATGGAATTACCCTTCCTGAAGTAACTTGCCCTGTAGCTGGATCAGAATACATTAGATACCCTATTCAGCCAGGCTGTAAGGGATATTGCATCCCTGCTGATGTCAGTCTTAGAAAGGCTTCTGGACTAGGTACTGGAACTCCTGATTTAAGCGATCCAGGCAATTTGACAGCTTTAGTATTTTTCCCTTTTGGTAATACCGCTTTTTTTGCGGTTAATGGCGAATACCTATTTATGTATGGGGAAACTGGGGTAGAAATAACTACTAAAAATCAAGATTGCAAACTGACTTTAACATCCACAGGAATTATAATTGACCTTAATGGTGGCAATTTAGTTGTCAACAATGGCAATACCATTATGAATGGAAATCTGACTGTCAATGGATTAATCACAGGTACAGATGGCTTTGCTATTAGCGGTGGATCAGGTGGAACTATGAGTGTTAATGGAAATATTGCGACTACTGGAACTATTACTAATAATGGTAAAAATATTGGCAGCACTCATGAACATAGCGGTGTTACAACTGGTTCTGGAAATACTGGAGCACCAATATGATTACACAAAAAAAATGGGAATTTGCTAATCATGGCTAGAACATATGGTCGAGTAAAGAATTCTGCTGGAGATTTAGTTTGGGTAGAAATACAGCAAGATGCTTCTGGCAACTTTGAGTATGGATATGCCACTACTCTTATTCAGGTACTTAAATTAAGCCTGGGAGAATCCCCTTTTTATGCAAACTATGGAATTCCTGCTCAAAGGTCAGTTATTCAGCAAGTTTTCCCTGATTATTATGTAACTGTCACTCAACAACAATTCTCTAACTTTTTTGCCAGTTTGACAATTACTAAGGCACAATTACCTACCCCTACATATAATGTAGATATAGTAACAACTCAAGGTACTAAAATTCAACAACAGGTGGCAGTATGACCATTACAACAGATGTAAATTCTTCAGGTTTACAACCAACCTCACCAACTACTCTGCAATCAGAGTTAATTGCTCTGGTTTCTGCAACAAATCCTGGTTATACAGCCAATCTACCAGGTTCTTTAATTGAAGATATTAGTTCTACCGATGTTGGTGCTTTAGCTTTAATAGACTCAGCCAGAGTCGATCTTTATAATAGTATTACACCTTATACTGCCAATTCTTATTTATTAAATCAATTAGGTCAAATTTATGGTGTACAACAAGGTATTGGGTCTAATACTTCAGTCTATGTAACTTTTTCTGGAAGCCCTGGATTTGTTATTTCTAAAGGATTTGTCGTATCTGATGGTTCTCATCAATATACAGTTCAAGATGGCGGTGTAATCGCTTCTACAGGACAAAGTGCTGAGTTATATTGTCTAGCTATTAATTCAGGCTCTTGGGCTGTTCCTGTTGGCACAGTAACCCAAATTATTACCTCAGTACCATCTGGTTTGACTTTATCTTGTACTAATCAAACCGCAGGTATTCCTGGTGCTTCAGCCCAACCATTAGAAGATTATCAAGCTCAAGTCATTCAAGCTGGTCTTGCTGTAGCTTCTGGTATGCCCACATTCTTAAAAACACAATTGCAAAATGTTAATGGTGTTCAAGATAGACTTGTTGCGGTGCGACAATCTGGCACAAATTGGGAAATTATTTGTGGTGGTGGTGATCCTTATGAAGTAGGAAATGCCATTTTTACTGGATTATTTGATATATCGAATATTGTAGGCTCTACCATTACCGCTTTAAGCATTACCACAGGTACTAATGCTGTTATCAATACTGGTGCTTATTTTGGTGAATATTCTGTAGGAGAAGTAATTACAATTACAGGTGCTAGTCCAGCAGCCTTTAATACTACTTATACTGTAACTGCCATTTCCAATAATTTGGTTACAACAAGTAAAAATACATCTACTTTTGGAACTTATACAAGTGGTGGTGTAGTCACCCCAAATTATAGAAATATTACTGTATCAATCAATGATTATCCTGATACTTATAATATTACTTTTGTAAATCCACCACAACAAGCTGTTTCTATTAGCCTTGTTTGGAATACAACATCTACCAACTATGTGTCTCCAACTGCTGTAGCACAATTAGGACAACCAGCTATTGCTGCTTATATTAATAGCATTTATGTTGGTCAACCAATCAATATTTTTGAATTGCAAAATGTATTTCAACAAGCAATTTCTAGCATTATTCCACCTACATTGCTGTCTAGAATGGTATTTACAGTAGCTATTAATGGTGTTGATGTATCTCCAGAATCAGGTACAGGTTTAATTATTGGCGATCCTGAAGGTTATTTTGAAACTAATATTCAATCTATAGCAATCACCCAGGGATAATATGCTTACCCAAATTATCCCAAGCTATCTATATCAGCAATATTATGATGATTCTGATCTTCAGGCTTTTGTATCTTCCTATAATACTTTAGCCCAAGAATACTTAGATTGGTTTAATAATTTAAACCTTCCAATCTATACAAAACAATCTGGGGCTTCTTTGGATTGGGTAGCTCAAGGAATATATGGTTTAACTAGACCAGTTCTTCCTGAAGGCGGTTATACCAATAAAGGTGTTTATAACACCGATTATTTAAACACTTTGCCATTTAACCAAGATGTCAAAATTGCGCCTAGTAATTTTTATGTTACTACTGATGACATTTTTCAAAGATGTATTACTTGGAATTTTTATAAAGGCGATGGTTATCAATTTAACACTACTTGGCTAAAAAGAAGAATTGCTCGATTTTTAGCAGGAGTTAATGGTACTGATCCTTTGTTGGGTGAAACTTATCAAATTAGTGTAACTTTTGCCTCAAACAATGTTGTCAATATTCATATTTATTCAGGGGTAAATATTAAAAAAGGTGGTTCTTTATTGGATACTTTTGAATTTAATGAAGTACCTTTAAATGCAGAATCCACATTTACTCCTTTAATTCCCACTACA